GCCACTTGCTGAGCCGCTTGTCTTTGCGGCGAGCGAAATAAATGTCCTTCAGCGGGATTCGGGCTTCGAGCTCCTTCGCCAACTCCCAGGCCAGCGGAGTTGGGATTCGCTTTATACGAATGTCCCCGCGATCCATGGTGGATTGGTAGGGACCCTTTCTGGCGTGCAGCATAATATCGCACGCCGCCTTCGGCTTGAGGCACGGCCCGTCTCGGGCAATCGGCTCAAGCTCCGCGTACTGCTCAACGCAGTCCTCCGGCCACACCTCCTTATCCGGCAACAAGAGCAGCGTCGTGTACAATTGACACAGGTGAAACCAGTCGAAGGCGAGGTTGAATCCGCAGACCTCGCCACTCGCGATCCGCTCGATGAGCGAGATCGTAGAAGCCGCCGAATTCCTCCAGACCTCGTGGAGGTGAATCTCGCCGTCGCCCTCCGCCCACTGGAGGAGGACAACCGGCCCGTGCAGTCCGCACGTCTCCGTGTCGAGGAACGTCATCATATCAAGCTCTCAATAGTGGGGCGATCTTCGGTCGCTTGTTGACCGTCTTTCCGCATACTGGGCAACGGTAGTAATATCCGCGTCTACCCTGCTGACAGACCATCCTCCCCTTACAATTTGGCTGCTTGCAGGATATCTGCAGGAATTTCATACGGTACACCCTTCTCCTTCGCGAGCTCCCGGAGGTCTCGCAATGCGTCTAGATCAGATATCTCTCCGGCCGCCCAGGCGAGCATCCTCGTGCCGAAGTTATTTCCGATGACCGACTGAATCATCTCTTGCATCTCGAATATTTCATCCCTGAGCCTCACCTTCTTGATGAGGGGATTCCTGTTCTTCTTCCTGATCTTGACGGGCGCCTCGCCCTTCTCCCGCGCGAGCTTGATCCTCTTGACCGCGACGAACTGATCCTCCCGGGGCATGTGGGAGATGTCCTTGATCTGCTGCTGCGTGAGGAAGCCGGCTGCCACCTCCTCCTGAATCTCCGGGGGCAGTTCGAGAGTCATGAACCTCACCTGCGCCCAACCACGGCTCACCCCGAGCTCCCTGGCCAGGTCCTCCTGCGTGTAGCCAGCATTCTTGAAGTGTGCAATGGCCCTCGCCTCCTGGAGGACGTTGAGGTTCTGACGCTTGAGGTTCTCCTCCAGGTTCCACTTCCTCGCGTCGAGATCGGAGAGCCCGTCCTTTATGATCGCCGGAATGGTCGGCCTCTCGAGAACCCGGAAGGCCGCGTGCCTTCGGTGACCGCTCACGATCCGGTACTTGTGCGGCGGGTGCTTGTCGAACGGTTGGACGATGATCGGCTGCTGCAAGCCGTTCTGGTCAATGGAGCGAACGAGGTCTATGACGTCGTAAGGCGCAATTTTGCCCCGGCAGTTGAATTCCTCGTCGCTGAAAATTTCGCTCATCGGGACTTCGAAGGGCTTCAGTTCTGATTCAGCAAGCGGCATTTTAGTTCCTCATACTGGGAGCAGGATTCAAAAATCAAATCTCAAATCGCGGCGACTGCTACACTCTCCCCTATATACCCTACTACCATTTCGGGAAATTTTCCACGGAATTTTTACGCTGATTTGATTGCGTTAACTTGATTGCGCAATCTGATCAAGTCCCGGAACTCCGCATTCAGCGGCCACCCTTGACGCGCAAGGGATTGGTTAGACACTCCGTGACTCGATCAAACTTGCCGGGGCCCAATCTCCGCCACCTTGAGCTCCTCCTGGAACTGGCCCATCGTCATGTCCATGAGTCGCCGCTTCGCCCTGAGGTTGTTCAGAACGAGGAGGTCGCTAGACAGGTGGATCAAGTCGTAGATCGTGGCGCCGAGGTTCGAGTCCATGCCTGGGCGGTGCACGCGATTCTCGGACTGTATACGGGACTCGGCGTTGAAGTCGTTGCTGTAGTACACGATGGACGGGCTCGCGGTGAGCGTGATGCCCATGCCACCCGAGCTCGGCTGCATCACGAACGCCACACGAGCCCACTTCTCCTGCCCCCTCTGGAAGGCCTTTAGGAGCGACACCTCGTCGCCCGGAATGGAGGAGTGCCAACCACGACCGTCCACCCGGACGGTCTCCCAACCGGCCCTCTTGCAGATCGCGACGCACCGATCGACGGAGCCGGTGAATCCGGCGCAGATCACTATGCGGCCCACCTCCTCGTGCTGGTCGAGGAGCTCGACGAGGGCGTTCTCCTTCGGGCAGGCGACCTGCTGAGCCTCTCGCCGATAGCTCATGACCTTGCCGGTTCCGCCGCACGTCGGGCACGAGGCGACTCGCTCGCCCAACCTGATCGCCGGACCCGGGACGAGGGAGTCGGCGGTCTCGTCATACACCCAGCGGTGCCCGGCCTCAATTTCACTGGGCTCGGGAAAGCTGTCCGGACAGAGCTCGTCGTACGGCTCCCGGATTTGGCAGAGGCCTCGGCACCTGTCGCACTGTACCTCGACGTGCTCGACGTCCGCATACTGGAACCCGTCGCTTAGCTCGCGGAGGAGAACCAGCGCCTGGATCGCGGACGGAGCCCTCACGGCGATGGCCCTGGCTGCATTGAGCACGGAGGTCGACGGCTTGCACTCGATCACCCTGTACCGCAGCGGCGGCAGGTCGAGGCAGTCCTTCTTGAGCTTCACGATCACGAGTCCACGCAGCCTCTTGTAGAGGAGGGAGACCTCGTCAACCGAGGGTGTGAACGGATGGTAGAGATTGCTCCCGTCGACCATCCCGGAGGGGTCGTGCTGCGGAGCGCCCTCCACGTCACCGCAGACGTTGCACTTCTTCGGGTCGTCCCGCCACGTGACGAGGTGCGGATAGCCCCCGCCCGTCACGCTTTGCCGCTCCTCGATTATGGCGAGCCGCTTCTTCAGCTTGTCAGGGTTGCCTTCCCTGAGAAAGCCAGGACAGATGATCTCGCACAGGCTCCACCAATCGACCGGGGACTTGGGGGACGGGGAGCCCGACATCCCGATGACGTAGCCATCGTCACCCCACCGCTCGCGAATCGCGTCGGCGAGGTGCTGCACCGCCTGCGTCCGCTGGGCCGTGGGATTCTTGCAGCGGCTTATCTCGTCGATGACCAGCCCCCGGGGAGCACCCAGACCTGGGGGCCAGTCAGCGACGAGCTTCTTCAAGCTCTCGAAGGTGTGCACCCGTGGTCGCACCCCGCACCGCCAGATCTCGAACTCGAGCTTGGCGGCCTGGATCGCGGATCTGGGTCCAACCCAAATCCAGTCCTCGTGACCCGACCCCTCCATTACCTCGATCGCCGCCAGCGTCTTACCGACGCCCATGTCAGCGGCCCACAGAGCGTAGTGGTAAGTGAGGCCGTGCCTCACGAGCTCCACCTGGTGACCCATTGCCTCCTTGCGCCTGAGCTGATACTCCTTGATCGGCTGGTCGTATCGGTAGTACGGGCACTCGGGGTCCCTGGAGCTCGGGTGAGCTAGGTAGGCCAACTGGAACCGATTTCGGCAAGAGTCCTTGATCGACCACTGCTTGCGAGGGTTCGGCTCATCGTAGCCATGCCAGCGCGACCCGTCCATCGCCCGAACCTCGTCGAGCAAGTGCTGGTTGTAAGGGAACTTGAGCCAGAGCCGATCCCCCTGCCTCTCGATCTCGACGGGCACCATCCACTTGCCGGCCTTCAATTTTACAGTCCACTTGGTCTGGTCCATGTAGGCACCATGTTACTTGGGCGATAACTTGATCACTGAATCAGATCCCGAGACCTTCTGATAGTTAGCCCAGAGTTGACCGAGCCCGTCAATCTCGAATAGGCTCAGTACCCTCGTGTAGAACTGCGCGATCTCGTAGAGCTCGCGACCCGTCGAACCGTTGATAATTGCTGTCCTCCACTCCTCCAAGTTGCCGGAGACGACGGCGAATTCAGAGTCCCCGAGAATCTTCAGGTCGCTCGTAATGGCGAGTTCGTGAAGGAGGGTTGACGATCCGCGAATCGCGAAGCTATAGGAGGCGTGCCTGAGCAGGGGACCAGCCTCCCTGAGCACCTCCGCCGGGTTGCACCCTTCCTGCTCCAGTTCGCCAAGCATTACGATGAAGGCCGAGAGCGTGTCGGTCGGCAATCTCAGCTCGTCCAATCGCTTGCTGAGACTCCGGCCCAGGCAACCTTTGGCGAGCTTCAGCAGCACCGGGGCGCAGGGCACAGTCTTTGCCACCAACGCGATATCCACCACGCGACACTCCTGTACGGACCACTAAACGGAGAAGGCAGGAATCGAACCTGCGACCGCAAAATGCAGCTCTGCCAATTGAGCTTACTCCCCCATCCGGGAACTCCCATTCGGAAGTTCCCGGTCCTGAACTGAATCAGCGCGGGCGAGATTCTTCAGCCTCGTCCGGCGCGGCCTCCATCTCCTTTTCGGGCGGGTTGTTGAACTTTTCGAGTTGGACTCTGAGCTCGTCCATGCTGGGCATGTCGAGCGGCGTCGAGCACGGCACGATGACCGGGCTATGCCACATCCCCTTCTTGTTCTCGAGGAGGGTCAGCTTGCAGGTCGCGGCCTTTCCAATCAGCGCCTTCATGTTCGGGGCCTCGTTGCGGGCGCTGATGCTCCCGAAGAGGAAGGTCGCGAAGCACGGGATGCTCGCCCCTGGAATCCACACGAGGAATTCGGGACCCCAGAAGCACCCGCTATTCTGCTCCTTCGACCGCTCGACGAACTCCTTGAACTTCGGGTTGCTCGGGTCGAACATGTTGATCACCTCCCCGTCGCCGACGCTCATGGCCTTCGGACGCCACGAGAGGACCAGAACGTCCACCGCCGGAGTCAGGTCCTCGATCTGGTCCTTCTTGCGGACCAGGCCGTAGTGCCCGATCGGGAACGTCCCGCGCTTGACCTCCTTCGAGTTTCCGCCGAATACCTGGAGCCTCGGCAGCCAGCTGGCGGCGGTCGCCATCTGCGCGAACGTCGAGTCATCCGCATACTTGCTCTGAGTGAGCTCCACACCTTCCGGTAGTGTCAAATCGTTCATGTGAATCTCCCATGTTTGATGTGCCGGAATCCCCGGTCGCGGTGACCGGGGATTCCAATTCCGATCTCAGAGTATCCCGATCTCAGAGTTTCGTCACGTCGGCAGCGGCCTTCCGCGCCTCCTCCTCGGACTTCTTCTCCCTCTCCTCTTTCCGCTTCAGCTTCTCGGCCTCGAGCTTCGCCTTGCGCTCGGCGTCCTTCTGCTTCTGAAGCTCGATGCTCGCCGGGTCCATATGCAGCGCCCACTTGACGCCCAACTCGAAGGCTTCCTTCGGCGTCTTGACGTTCAGCTCCTTGATGAGGACCGGACCGACCTTCGGATTCTCCATCTCCTCCTTGAGCTCGCCAAGCTTGCGGATGTGGGCGACGGGCTGGAAGGTCGCTGGCGTCGCGTCGCGTCCCTGGCGACGCAGCTCCTTCAGCTCCTTGACGCGCGAGGTGATGGTCGGGACGAATTCGTTGGGGCTCATCACCATCGCTCGATCGACGTAGTTCGACACCTCCTCAGGAGCGATTGCACTGAGCTTCGCAATGGCGTAGCCATTGCTCAGGCAGATCCGCCCCTCGTCCACTAGCTTGCCGATCGCCTCGTCGAGCTTCACGAGGCCGAGTCGCTCGTTCAACCACGTCGGAGACTTTGCCAACCGCGACGACAGCTCGTCGAGGGTCAGCAGAGGATTCTGGGCTAAGATTCTCACGAGTTGCTTCGAGTACTCGACCGGGCGAGTCTCCACCTTCTGGACGTTTGCGATGACTTGCGCCTCCAGCACCGCCGCATCCTCCATGCTGCGGACCTGCGCCGGAATCTCCGTGAGCCCAGCGTCCTGAGCGGCACTGAAGCGGTGCAGTCCGTCGATCAGACCGTAGACCACGACCTTCGTTCGGGGGTCCACGATCTCGCGGACGAGGATCGCGTTGAGGATGCCCGACCGCTTCACGCTGTCCACGAGCTCCTTATAGGTGGGGCTCATTCGATTGACGTTCCGCAGCGCGACCGGATTCTCCCGGATCGACGATAGCGGAATACTTGCCAACACCGTCTGCGACATCAGTTCCTCCCATTGTAGAACGCGTTAGTGGCAACATTGCTCGAGCCGACGTCTGGTTCCGCGATCGAAATTTCACAATCAAATCAATCCTGAGAACAGAACGCCGCGCTCTCTCTCTCCACATTACCCTACTACCATTTCGGGAAATTTTCCGCAGAATTTTCGCTGACTGTAACCCTGACTGATAGGGCCAAATATTAAACATGGAAGGCACTTTAGAAGGAGGCAAACCCTATAGGCAAACTGGGATACCCCCCAGTTAGTACGAAGTAGTCAGTTTTCGCAATTCTGCGGAAAATTTCTTGAAATGGTAGTAGGGTATATAGGGAGAGAGTGTGGCACGGTATTCTGAAATTTGATTTGATTGTGAAAACGATTGCCCAATCAAATCTGGCTTATGGAGTCTAGCTCGTGAGACCAACGAAAACGCAGGTCATCAAAAATTTCTTGCTCGCGAGCACCCATCCCGATTTGGCCAGCTTGTACAATCACGACATGGAGGTCCAAGTCAACGTCGCTGCGGACGGCGGGGACCGCGTCGATGGCGACTTCAAGGGTAAGCAGTGGCACGGGTACACGAACGGCATACAGGTCTGGAAATCTTTTCGCATCCCGTATAGGGCGAATACGGAACCGGAGTACACCGACTCGGAGCTCAATTTTGATTTGGCCGAGCATGCTGAGGGTATCGGCATGACGGGTTGGAACTGGAGGGCCAAGCTGTCGCTGTGGGTGGCCTTCGACTTCGACGCCATATCGGGTCACTCCGACAAGCACCAGAAGAAGATGAGCTCGGAGGAGCTCGAGCAACTGAAGGAGAGGGTGTCCAACATTGAGTGGGTGACGCTCAGGCAATCCACCGGCGGCAAGGGACTGCACGTATACGTGTTCATCGACCCCGTCGCCACGGTGAATCACAACGAGCACGCGGCCCTAGCTCGCGCAATCTTGTCGAAGATGTCGAGTCTCGTCAACTTCGATTTCTCGAGCAAGGTCGACGTCGCGGGCGGAAACATGTGGGTGTGGCACCGAAAGATGGCGATGGCTACTGATGGGCTCAAGCTCCTGAAGGCCGGGAGCACGCTTGATTGCGTACCGTCGAATTGGCGGGACCACGTCAAAGTCATCACCGGGCGGAGGACCAAGAGCCTTCCAAAGTTCATCGAGGAGCAGGACCCCGAGATCGATGACAAGTTCTCGGAGCTCTGCGGCCAGCGCGTGAGGGTGGCCCTGGACGAGGAGCACAAGCGTCTGCTCGAGTGGCTCGACCTCAGGTATCCCGGCGGATCGTGGTGGGACGCAGACCACTGGATGCTCGTGACGCACACGAGCTTGCTCGAGGAGGCGCACGAGGAGCTCTCGATGCGCGGGCCCTTCAAGACCGTGGCGACGGGCCGCGACAAGGGCCACGACGTCAACTGCTACGCCTTCCCGATGAGGCAGGGGGCATGGGCAGTCAGGAGGTACAGTCCGGGCTGCCAGGAGCACGCGCTCTGGCAGCAGGACGGGGCCGGGTGGACTCGCTGCTTTCTCAATCGACCGCCCGACCTCGCGGCGGCCTGCCGGATGCACGAGGGCATAGAGGACCCCTCGGGCGGCTACTGGTTCCAGCAGTCCGAGCAGGCCATGAAGGCGGCGCTGCTCCTCGGGGCGGACCTCGCGCTGCCTAACTGGATGCTCAATCGCAAGTGCAGATTGAAGGAGCACAAGAGCGGTCGACTGCACGTCGAGATGACGCACGAGAGCGAGGACAGGCCGATGGACGGCTGGCTCGCGAATCGCAACAAGTGGTCTCGACTCTTCGAGGTCAAGATGTCGGAGCCCACCGAGCCGGAGATCGTGCTGTACGACGACGAGGTCCGCCACCTGATTACCGAGTCCGGCGAGGACCTCGGCTGGTCGATCAATTCTGACGGGAGCTGGCACAACGAGCCGTTGCAACACGTGAAGGCGTACCTGCTCTCGCGGGGTCACAACGGGCAGGACGCGCAGAACATTCTCGGCTCCTCCGTGGCCCGGTGCTGGCGAATCGTGAACTTTCCCTTCGAGTCCGAGTACCCGAAGGACAGGCAGTGGAATCGCGGGGCGGCGCAGCTCAGGTTCAAGCCGACCGTCAGTAGGGACTCCCTGAAGTACGACACGTGGCTGAAGCTCCTGAGGCACATCGGGAGCGGACTGGACGACGCGGTGAAGCTCAACGCCTGGGCTCGGGCGAACGACGTGCTCACGGGAGCCGACTACCTGAAGTGCTGGATTTCGAGCCTCTTCAAATTTCCGAAGGAGCCGCTACCGTACCTGTTCCTCTACGGGCCGCAGAACAGCGGAAAGTCGATCTTCCACGAGGCGATTAACCTCCTCATGACGAACGGGGTCGTGAGGGCCGACAACGCCCTGGCTTCGCAGAGCAACTTCAACGGGGAGCTGGAGCACGCGATCCTCGCGGTGATCGAGGAGACCGACATGAGGAAGAACGCGGTGGCCTACAACCGCATCAAGGACTGGGTGACTTCGATTCAGCTCCCGATCCACAAGAAGCAGAGGCAGCCGTACCTCGTCCCAAACACGCTGCACTTCGTCCAGACTGCAAACAGCCACCTGGCGGTCCCGGTGTTTCAGGGGGACACCAGGATCACCATGTGCTACGTGCCCGAGCTAAAGGAGATCATTCCGAAGCGGACTCTGGTCCCGCTCCTCGAAGCCGAGGCGCCAGACTTCCTTGCCGAGGTCCTCGGGCTCGAGCTCCCGATCGCCCACGACAGGCTCAACATCCCCGTCATCACAACCGAGGACAAGCTGGCGGCCGAGAGGGGAAATCAGACGTACCTCGAGATGTTCATAGAGGAAAACTGCCACGCGGTCTTCGGGAAGATGATCCAGTTCTCCGAGTTCTACGACCGCTTCAAGGAGTGGCTCGATCCGAACTACGTGAAGGAGTGGACCAAGATCAGGGTCGGCAAGGAGATCCCGCCCAAGTTTCCGAAGGGCCGCCTCCCGGCGACCGGCCAATTCTGGATCGGGAACATCAGCTGGACCCAGGAGAAGCCAGAGGCCTTCAGGCTGGTTCTCAAGGACGGGAGACTCGTGCAATGCGGCATCTGAGGCAAGAGGAGCTCGAGCAGCTCTGCGAGCTCGCGAGGGTCAACGAGTTCACCGACGTCCTAGATTTCATCGGCCACCTAGACCGAATGAGGCGGCGGCACCCGAACTGGTCCAGCGAGTTCTTGGTCCGCCTATATGATCGCATGCCTCGCTGCATCATCTGCGAGAAGTTGATCGACGTCGGCAAGGAGCGCCGAATCTATAGGTACGGAGACAAGCTGGTGTCCAGGATAGAGGGCGAACTGCTGATCGCGATGCGGGGCGGCGAGGGTGACTGCGCCCACGTCTGCCCCTCCTGCTGGCACCCGAACCTGGAGCAGTATACTGATTGACTGTGGAGGCCGTATGAAGATCGGTGACACAATCGGAACTTTCAACGGTGTGGACTTCGCGGCGACCCTCTGGTCCGACGACCCGGTCGTGGCGACGCTGCCCTTCAAGCTGGTGATCAGAGACAAGCTTTCGGGCCTGGTGATTCAGGCTCCCCCGATCCAGTCGGCGGTCCCGACGGGGAGTGACTACCTCATCACGGCGACGGCCCTGCAGGTCAAGGTGCCGCTGCTCGTCGACCAGGTGACCCTCCTCCTGCTTAACAACGCGAAGCTCATGGAGCAGGACCAGTCGCCACCAATCTCCCTTACTCCCGGAATGCTCTACGCGTTCATGATGGCCACCTCCGGTTCGGCAGTGAGGGAGATCGTTAAGAGCTACCTCTTCCCGGTGACGCTATGACGCTATACGAGGCCTGGTCTCGCGGCTTTAAGTGGGTCGTGTGGCAGGACAGATTGTGGAGGCTCTCAGCCCCTCACGAGGCCGTCGGCAAGTTCTTCCTCTCTCACAATGGATCGTGGAGGCGGAGGGACTGCCTGTATACCGAAATGGTTTCAATGCAGGAGCATTGCGAACCGGTGTCCGGAAAGTGGGTGCAGTCTAGAAGAAGAAAACTCGATGGGAGAAGCGCATGAAGATCGTTGCGTTCGGTCACCGCAAGCTCGTGGGCAAGGACACGGCTGCAAAATTCCTGGTCTCCCACGTCTCGACGACCCGAAAGGGCCTCTCGATCAAGGTTGCGGGCTTTGCCGACAAGTTGAAGTCGGTGTGCTGCGACCTTTACCGATGGTCGGGCCTCATGCCTGGTGAGTTCTACGAGCAGCCAGAGAACGCGCACCTCAAGGGCGTCAAGCTCCCGCTGATTGGCATGAGCCCGAGGGAGATCTGGATCAAGTTTGCCAACAGCATCCGCGATTGGCGCATGGACACCTGGTACCAGTACCTCCTCTCCACGGTCAAGTGCGACCTCCTCGTGGTGAAGGACATGCGGTTCCCGAACGAGGCCGACGGCATCCTCCAGAGGGGTGGCCACGTCTACCGGATTACGCGGGCTGCTGCGCCGATCGAGGACGACGGGGCAGACGATCAGCTCATTGGCTACGACCGCTGGACCGGGACGATCGAAAACGACGGGACGCTCCGTGACCTCCATGAGAAGGTCGTCGAGGTTGCAGAAAGGATCTTCAGATGAGCGACATGCTGGCAATGCTCATGGGCCTCGAGAATAGCGGCGCCGTGCGGGAGGACTACGTCCGAGCGCCGTTTGGTTACCCCGGCGCCAAGGACCGCTCGCTCAAGGAGATCCTGCCGCACCTGCCGTACAGGGTCGGCTACTGCGAGCCATTCGGCGGGACCGGGGCAGTCCTGCTCGCGAGGCATGAATCCAAGCTCGAGGTCTTCAACGATCGGTACGCGGGAGTGGTCGCTTTCTACCGATGCGTCCGCGACCCCGCGAAAATCCACCAGCTCGTGGACCGCCTCCAGCTCATCCTCCACTCGAGGGAGGAGTTCATCTGGTGCCGCGAGACGTGGGAGAACTGCGAGGACGACGTCGAGCGAGCGGCCCGCTGGTACTACATGACCGCCGTGAGCTTCGGGCAGCAGGGTCGCCACTTCGGGCGGTCCGTGAGGACGCTCTCGCAAATCGGCCCGAAGCTCGTGAGGAACCTCGAGCTCTTCGCCGGCGTCCACAATCGCATGAAGTGCGTCCAGGTTGAGAACCTCGACTGGAGGCACTGCCTCAAGGACTTCGATTGCGAGGACATGGTATGGTACATGGACCCGACCTACTACGAGTACTCGAAGGGCATGTACATGCACGAGATGACCAAGGCAGACCACAAGGAGATGCTCGAGAGGATTCAATACCTGAGGGGGTTCGTGGCCCTCAGCGGCTACGACAACGAGCTCTATAACTCATACCCATGGGATGAGAAGTACGAGTGGAGGGTCCACAACTCTGCCCTCGGGCTCGCCTTCACCGACACGAACAACCTCGCCGGCAAGGAGCGCGAGCTCACTCGCGGGTACTCCACCGAGGTCCTCTGGATCAAGAAGAATCACTCATGAACTGCCGGGGCTGAGCGCGAGAGCTCGATCCGAAGAACGAGGAAACCGTGTCAGATGGGTGCCCATGCAACAGTCCTCGCGGAATAAATTACGGGCTCGTGCCGAAGCACACTTGCACTTGCCAGGAGTGCGACCCGGAGAAGACCGGTTCAGGGAGGAGGCCAGAATCGTGGAGAGGCAGACCGCCCCTGCTCTAATGAGCGACGAGAGGCTGTCTGCTGCGATCCTAGATGACGGGACAAATGTCCTTGACCTTATTGCAGAGTGTAAGAGGAGACACACAGACAATGGGACCAATCAGAGGCAGCAAGGAGTACGCGGAGCAGGTCGAAACGATCGTGACCGGGATCGGCGAAATTCAGGACCTCACTAACTCTGAGCTCGAGGCGCTATTATTCGTGTACGTCCAGGACGAGTCCTACAGTCGCGGTGCGATCGTGGAAGCCGAGAAGGAACTCAGGCGCAGGATGAGGACAGTTCGCTACTACGCTGAGGACGTGCCGCTCCACAATCCAGAGCCGGGCGAATTTAGGTGGACCTTCACCTTTCCGCTGCACGGAGGCAAGGTGCTCGAGGTCGTGGTGGGTCGCAAGGGTCATAATGCGATCAAGGAAATCTTCGAGCAGGAGCTCCGGGATAACGAGGAATCCGATCCGGGAGTATGACAATGGCGACTCGCAAAGAGATTGAGGAGGTCCTTGTCCAAGGCACATTTCTCGTCCTCGGCATAGAGGACGAGGTATTCCAACTGCTGCTCCAGATCAGGGACGTCACTCAGAGAGACGAGCCCGAGAAGGAGATCTCACTCGGCGCCATCCTGAACGGCCTCGTGAAGGTCGCGGGTGGCGACTACCTCAAGCGATCGGAGTCGCAGTGATACACCTGAATGGTAACGTGCTCTGCGCAGTGGACACGGAGACGACCGGCGATAGGGTCGGTCATCACGACGTGATCCAGATTTGTGTCCTCGCCTTGAACTGTGACATTCGACCGGATCTGAAGGTGGTGCCCTTCTACACTTACCTCAAGCCGAGGCGGCCCGAGAATTGCCTCCACGAGGAGGATCTGAAGATCGGGCGAGCTAAGTTGTGCGAGGCCCAGTTAAACGGCCTCGATCCGGACCGCGCGGCAGACCTTTTCGACGAGTGGTTCGAGAAGCTGGGATTGGCTCCCGGCAAGCGCATCTCGCCGCTCGCTCAGAACTGGCCCTTCGACAGGGGCTTCCTGATCGACTGGCTCGGCCACGAGAATTTCGAGCACTACTTCGATGCGAGGTTCCGCGACACGATGGCGGTCGCCTCCTTCGAGAATGACATAGCCGCCTTTCGGGTGGAGCCGTACCCGTACCAGAAGGTGAAGCTCCAGTATCTGGCCTCCACCCTCCGGGTGGAGGCCAACGGAAAGGCGCACGACGCGCTGCGCGATTGCCTCACGGTCGCGGAGGTATACAGGCGAATGATCCACAATTCCTAACCGCAGGAGAGTGACATGATTCTACAAGTAGAAGAGCTCGAGAGGCGAGACTGCCCGTCTGCAATTCCGCTCGTCACGATCACCGACGAGGGTCGAGGGCACCTGGACGTACAGTGCTTCAAGCGGGCAGGCATCATCTCAATCGACGTAGAAATCCGCGGAGGCTCGCACGCCGGCGAGGTGGTCGTCACCGACGATCGCGGGGACCACGCCTTCGTCGGAATCGACAGCGTGACCGTGGAGACGGCTGACGGCGACAACTCCATCTACATCCACGACGTCAACCTCAAGTACCTCTCTGTCCTCACCGGGCAAGGATACGATCGGGTGACGCTCAGGGACGTCGCGATCTCGAAGTACTGCGACCTCACGGACCTCGGTTTCAGGAGGCCTGGTTCCGGAACCCACGTCTCAATCGACGACTGCGCCTTCATGGGCGCCTTCTACCAGACCTCGATCGGCGATGCTGTGGTCGACGTGCAGCGCTCCGGTGATGGTGGACGGACGACCTTTACGCGATCCACACCGGCATTTAGCAGTTTCCGAGACGACGAGGTCGTGAACCTCGGAGTCGGGAGCGGCTCGAGCAATCAGGTCGCATTCAGCAATCGCCCGAGATACGATGGGGTGGAGGTGAATGTCGTCAACGCGATCAACGGCGAGCCACCACCGCCCCGAGGGCATCATTGAGATGATCAAGCAGCCAAACGCCTGGAGCTGCCTGCCCACCGCGGCGAGCATCTTGACTGGGATACCATTCGACGACATCGTGAAGCGGATCGGGCACGACGGCTCCAGGGTCGTCGCGCCCGAGAAGCCCGACCCGTGGTGCAGGGAGGCATTCGAGCCGTGCGAGCTCACGAAGGCACTCCTGTACCACGGCTGGACGACCACCCACTTCCACGCCCTCCTCGAGAGGTCGCGGTACCCAACGATCGAGGAGTGGGTCTTCCTGCTCGACGGGTACGGCTGGCCGGTGATCATCACTGTGGAGAAGCCGATGGGCATGCACGCAATTGCCTGGAGGCCGCAGAGCGGTGAGCTGATCGATCCGCTCCACGGCCTCCCAATCACCTTTCCGGTCGAATTCCCCATCTACGACTTCCTGGCCCTGATCAACTTGACAGGGCATCGACGTACTTGGATATGAGGTGGTGCTCGACCGCCGTCATCACCGTCCTCGGCAGTCCGCGCAGCAGTTGGGAGCACACTCGCTTGAGCCTGCCCCACAGGCTCCGCGGACCGAGCTCCGGCAACCACACCTCCTCGCCCACGTGCCGATAGAGCCAGTCGAACGGGGCGTGGCACACCGGGTCGAGGTCGTTGATGACGCGGTATACCCTGTGCTGGTACGAGTCCGCGAACTGCCGATCCCCGACCTTCGGGCACCCGAACAGGTAGAGCGGCTTCGACAGCACCGGGACGGAGCAGGAGGCGAGCACGGCTACCGCCGCGCCGAGGCTGTGTCCAGTGATCGCGACGTTGCCCCGCTGGAGGTACGGCGAGAGCTCGGCATACAGGCTGATCAGGACTCGGGAGAAGCCCACGTGGACCCTGCCGAAGTAGGGCGGAATAGACGCCAGGTAGAACTGGCCGTCGTCGATCCAGTCCCGGATCGAGGCGCTCCCCCGAAAGGCCACGATCGTCTCAGCCTCTGACTCGGCGACCAGCGCGCCGTGGCCAGCCATGCTGATTACGCGAGCTTGCTCGACGCTGAGGTCCTTGACCACCTTCTCAGAATCCGCCCAGTAGGCAAGATCACAGGCCCTCGCCATCCTCTCGGCGATACTCACATCGAACATCGATCACCTCCACCTGAACTTGATTGAGGCGAGCATCGCGATTAGGAATACGGCAAAGGACCACGGATTGAGGAAGGCGCACAGGATGACGATCGGGATGGCGAGGAGGTCCGCCATTATCCGAGACCTCCTCAGCATTCTATCAAGACGCCGCTCCTCAGCCAGCCGTGATAGCCGGCGGTCAAAATCGAGGGATTTGCGGTAACGAGGGGCGGCGCGCCCTCCCTGGTCCATCCGTCGCCTCCGCTGTTGCTTGGTCCGTCTATCATCCACGTCACACCGTCCGGTAAGATAACGCTCAGGCACCGACCGTCGGGACCCTTCCTCCAGTACCAGTCGCTGTACCACATCGCTCCGGGAGGCGCGTGCGGGACGCCTGGCAAGTCCCACCTGATGCAAACGGACGAGCCATCCGGCATCCTGTACCACTGCTCGTAGAACAGCTGCCACTCGTCCCGGTCCTCGAACGGCCGACCGCAAGCCTCGCAACTCCTGGGCCACCTCGGGTCGTCCCTCGGGTACTCGGGACGTTCGGGGGAAATGCAGCCGTCGGCGCCAGTAAGGATTTTGCAATCCCCGATGCGGATCATCGCGTTGTGGTATCGGCGACCTCCGCAGTCACCGCTCGCGTATCGGCGGAGCCACTGCGGTCCGGTCGCCATCGGCTCAATCATGAAGCATTTGACTTCCATCACTTCTTCCAGAGTCGCCAGGGAAGAGGATCGCTAAGGACCCCATCGCCGCCCGGCGCGAGCCCCATTGCGTAAATTCCGGTACCCGCCTTCTCGTGGCACTCGGCGCAGGTTGTCGTCAACCCTTCGTAGCCAGGTGGCCTCGCTCCGGCGTCTGAGTACACTATTCCGGAGGTCCACTTCCCGCCCACCTTCTCTCGCTTCCTGTGCTCGAAGACCACGCCGTTGTACGAGAGAACGTCGTCGAACCTGCTGCCGTCGGCGTATCGCCTCCTTAGCGCGAGCTCCTCCTGCTCGTATTCCCTCCCCTCGTGCTTGAAGGTGACCGCGACCTTGCCCACGAACTCCTCGGGAGCTCGCGGGAGCGACCTGTACTTATCGCTCGTCACGCCGGCGACCCCGTCCATGCCCCCGGACTGTTGCCACTTTCTGTCGACCTCCTTGATCGGGACCCTCCGAATCGCGGGGGCGTTGGACCGGTCGTGGGAGACCGCCTGAGTGAACTCTGCGGACTGGTACTTCTCGGCGCCTTTGGGAAGCATCAATTGACTCCAACTCTTTCGCTCTCCGACGGCTGGCGCTTTTACCGCCTTGTCGATTCCGGAAGCTACCGACTGCATCGCCGTGCTCGCCAGGGATCGCCTGGCAGAGGTCCACTCGCGGTCCGACTCGATCAGGGCATCGAGGTAGGATACGATCGCGACCTTCAGCTTGGGGAGAGGATCGTAGTAGCCGTCGACCAACTTCCTGAACTCGCCGATTGACTTCGTCCAATCGTCCTGGAGGATCCTCGCGGCCGCCCCCCAGCACTGCCGAGAGATTGCCATCGCCTTCTCAGCCTTGCCCTCCGCAGTTTCCGCTGCGTAGGCTTCCGCGATCTTTCGGTCAAGGTAGGACATGCCACCTTCAGCTGGTGGCATCGGCTTGGGGCACGGCGGCTTCGACTTTCCGGCGTTGATGAAGTCCATCAGCTGCGGAATCGTCATTGCCTTGAGCTGGTCCGCGGTCAGTCCAGTGCCTCCGAGCGTCTGCGTCGAGCCGTCACTGAATGTCGCGGTCACGCTCGTGAGGGTCGCGGTCCCTGGAGTAGGTCCAGGAGGAGGCGGGGGCGCGGGCTGTGGAGTAACGGTCATCCAGAAGACGCTCACCACGTTCTTGAAGGTCCCGTAGCCAATCCACCTGTAGCCCTGGTCGCCCCAGTCCTTGCTCCATTGATTGCGCACTAAGAAGGCCCCAGCTTTGCCCTTGCTGTCGTCCCAGGCGACCATCGTAATCTCGTGGTCGACGTTGGTGCCGATGTCCTCGCAGACGTCGCCAGAACCATCGAAGCATCCGTCGCTCGCGTCGAGCGCGATGCTCAGCGGTCCGTATTGCATCATGGCGGCCTTGATCTCGGCCGGGGTCGCTGCGCGGTCGCTTTGGTCGCTGGTAGCATAGCCCCAGTCCGCGATCTTCCACATCTTGGCCCCGGAGGGGAGGCGGCACTGACCGGCGCTCGCGGTGTAGGCCGGGTAGTCGCTCGCGGACTTTCCGCTGTCGTCCACGTACCTGTCCGCAGGAAAGCCGGTCTTCTTCATCCAGTCTGCGACCTGCTCGCCGTTTCCGCCGTTGCACCCGCCATCGTAAGCCCCGCAGTCGAGGCCGTACTGCGTGGATATGTGGAAGCTCCCGTCGGCCTTCTGGTAGCCAGCCTTGATGAACGCCATCGTGCACAGGTCGGAGGTCGAGACGCCGAAGCAGTCGCCGCACTGCCCCTGGTCGTCGACTGGCGGCACCCAGCCCATGTCGCGACAGTCGAATTTCGCTGGCGGCGTCGCATTCTTGACGAAGTAGTGCATCCTGAAGCCGTGCCGCTTGAACGCCTCAGCGTGCAGCTTGGCCCGGACCTCGGCGGACGGCTGCTTGTAGCCCTTTCCTCGCTTGGTCGGGCTCGCTGGATCGGCGAGGACGAAGCTGGAGGCGATGGCCACTATCGTCAGGACGGACAGAAATTTACGAATCACGGTTGTCTCCTTAATCTTTGCCGTCGCCGATCTCAATCTTTGGCGGCGGCTTGACGGCGAAGAAGAGGTACGCACCGACCGCGAGCTGCGCAAACTCGATCGCGTTCCTTGCGAGCTCGCTTGCCTGGGTCGGCGCGAACCACTGGTACTTCGCATTGAGGGTTAGGAAGATGGCCCCCGCGAGGACCATCAGTCGGTTCCAGTCGATCATCGAATCTCCTCGAACTGAGGGATATATTTCCTACCGTCAGCTTCCGCAAGCTGCGGCTGGTGCGACGACGTTAGTGGGCACGTACCCCCGGTTCCTCGGCAAGACGGCCGGTTGGTAAGTGTAGTTGCCGATCGAGTAATTCACCGAGGGGATGATTCTCGGAGCCTGGTAGTAGCTGACCGTCGGAGCCTGGTAGTAGCTGACCGTCGGAGCCTGGTAGTAGCTGACCACCGGGACAGAGTAGCTGATCGTCGGAGCCTGGTAGTAGCTGACCGTTGGAGCCTGGTAGTAGCTAACCACCGGGACAGAGTAGCTGATCGTCGGGACCGAGTAGCTCAAGATCCGCGCCGAAGGCGTTGACTGAGCTTGCTGTCCGCACTGACAGTTCTGGCAGGTGCAGGCGCCCTGGACTGCAGCGCAGGCGCACTGGGCAAATGACGGAAGGGCGGTGACGAGCAGGAGCAGAATCGAGAGCAGAATCTTCATCACAGTTCCTTTCACCCTGCAAGATGCGGAGCGATGAACGCGCCGATCTCTTCCTCGGACGATTCGTTGATCGTAGCAATCACACCGTCAACAGCACTCATCACATGCTGGCGAGCGTAGCCCTGGCTGATCAGGTGACTACGCAGTGAGAGTCGAAGTAGGATGTACCCCTCTCCACCACCCGCCATCGACTTCAGGCTCGATGGCGTGGGCGGCTTTGGGCAGACGTTTGGCAGCACGCCCATCAGGGTCTGAATGACCGCTTGAATGATCGTGAGGATGCTGATGGGGTCAAACCCCAATTTGCTCAGGCGAGCGTGGAACGTGTCCACAGACGCTGCATACGTAATCACTTCTTGTCCTCCACTTGGCACTCGTTGCAGAATGGTACAGACACCAGCGTCTGCAGCAGATTGCAACTCCAGGTCACTATAATCTTACCGCATGGCAAGGACTTGACCTCCTTGCAGCGGTGTCTGCACTCGCAGAATGCCGGGCGGAATAGTCGCGGATTCTCCTGGTCACGAACATAATTTGCTAGCACGAATGGAACTTGCTCATCGGGCTTAAATAGCACGCTTCCGGTAGGTAGTGTAATCATGGTGGAAAGTGCTTCCTTATGGTGCTCGCAAGATCCGCGATATTAAAAGTCTCTGAATCGACCTCGCCACCGTAATTCCAGCGTAATTCTGGGTCGGTCTGTTCAACGCACTGCCTTAACTTTTGTGCGGTAACAGAACCTATGGGGGTATTCACAGGCGGGATAGCTGGATCTTGAACTGGGCCATTAGTTACTTGATCAACAATTGACAGATCTGTAAAAAACACCGTTTGGCAAGTAATTCCAGCAGTTGCAATCTTGACTTGAGCTGCCTCAATATCCCAAATTCGCATTCCGGATTGCATGAACACGGTCTCCGACAAACTGGCTTGCAAATTATAGGTAGTTCCACTCTTTGTGTAGAGTTCCCAGTATGGCAGATACATATTAAATCCGAGGCTAGTACCAGTATTGGGAACGATACCACTATCTGGAAGAGTATAGCTCAAATCGGCCACACTTTGTCTCACGAACACCAAATTCAAAACGTCGCCATTAAGGACGCCCTGAATTTGCCGCCGGTCGCCATACTGCGGATCGTGATATTGCGCGGGAATTGTCACTGGCATCAGAGCCTTCAAAAAGTGTCCAGCAATACCGGGGGCCGTTGCAGAAAATGACGCGTACTGACCCAGTGTAGCAGAGGGACCAAAATTCCAATACCTTGGATCATTGATAAATTGCGGTCGCGACTGTTTGATTTGTGAACCGTAAAAACTGCTTAATGTGTTCAAGCTCGAGAGGTAGGGATAATATATATACTTTACAATGCCGTCGGGGGTCAAGCACACAAATTGTATATTGAGATCGTGGAATTCTTCCTGTAGCTCATTTGCCAAAACGAGATACCTATAATCAAAAGAGATGTGCCTCTTGATATGGTTCTCATACGTTTGCCGCGACGGAAAAGTCGTGACCACACTGTTGTCAAAAATGCCGACTGGAAAAGTGAGAGTTGGACCTGGATGACTGTGCGGGGATAACCCTAGACTAGGATCTCCCAAATTGTACTCGAAAGTCAAAATTGTCGTCTCAATTGTTAAAAAGTGACCGCCACTGGATTCTCGCATATTGACGTAAAATACGGAGATCGACGCGCCCCCACTTATGGGCAATTCGACGGATACGTAAATGCCAGATGGGATAACTTCACCCGCTGAGTACGGAGGCGGTCCAAGTGTCGGTGCGGTGGCGATGATATTTCCGCTCGCGTCATACAGCGATTGCCCAGGAGCCAAGTAGTAATAGGTCCAATACTGGCGAGTCCCCGCTGCGCACTCCGTATTAGTGGTTGCTAAATCGACGCAGATGATCCTCACTGTTTTTGGCAATTGGAGGACGGTCCCCGATTGACCATACTTCTTGGGTCCGGGGAGCTGCTGTCGCCAATCTGGGACACTGGCTGAAAGTGGCTGTGACTGCTTGAACTTTGTATTCCCGTACTCGCAATTCAAAACATTTTGACCATCAGGCCAAGTCTTAGACACATACTGAGCAGATCCCAATAGCTCAGTAACACTGAAATAAATATCGGGAGACGGCGTCTGGGGGAAACTGTCGGTGTCCGTATCGTTGTAGAGCTGCGAGTAGACTTTGTCAAAATCAGGGAGGGTCAATCCGCCGTCCGCCCAGAACACCCAGATGTTTGGAGCCTTGATACCAGTCTCATCAAGATTGTTGATGACATCCTCAGTCAACGGAACTTTCTGCACGAGGGATCTCGTATAAATCACATCGAGACCGAGCTGATCATTACTCTTCATCAATTACTCCCCCAAACAGGAACTTGAATCTGGTACTCGTTAGCGTGCTGATCGTAGATCATCAAAGCCTGAGTGCCGTTCGGAATCTTGCTCCTGGTATTGATCTGCCTTTGCCGAGCAGTGCGTCGCGTACCGTCCATGAGAATCACATTGTAGATCGGAGAGACTTCGTTAGGACCGAGGCTCGGATCGAAGATCGGATCAATTACAGTTACGAGCATCCCTCCCGAGCCGGGGGCATCAGCGCTAGTTGAGAGCACGGTTGTGCCGGTCACCGTCTTCGGGAGGATCTGGTCTGATCGCACGCGCCTCCCTCCCCAGTTCACGTAGGTCGGCAGGTCCGTCGATAGGGGGACGTCCGCCGGTAGCGAGATCGCGTCGGGCAACTGCCCGGTCGTGTAATCGACCTCCCCGAACCCGCTCGTCGGGTCAGGTGGAATCGCGTCGCCGGAATCGGACGGCTTGATGTCGCCATAGTCCTTCGGCCTCAGTTGTACGGTGTTGTCGGATAAGGCGGAGTTTTGGTCAATCGTGAAGGCCTGACCGGTCGGGACGTACTGCCCGATGGGGTTACCGGCATTCCCGCCGTTGATGTCGAGGATCGCGGGGAACAGGAGCTGCGCGCTGATTCCCTGCGGCCACGCGAACGGGTAGATGGTCTCGCTCCCCAGCACCACCGGCACCCAGCACTCCACGTCAATCGAGTTATCCTCCGAGTTGTAGATCGCCTTCTCCACGATCGCCTTGACCGAGCCGGAGGCGACCCATGCCTGCGAGAAGCTCAGGAGGACCGTGTCGCCCGTCTCGACGTTGAGCATCGTGAGGGGGCACTTGAACTTGACCCGCTTGAAGGTGTTGGATAGTCGGATCATCCAGAACGTCGCAGACTTCTGGATGAGCGACTCGATGTTGTAGATGAAGAAGTCGTAGTCCTTCTCGATCCTCCCGTAGCGAGTGAAGTTGTGTCGCAGGACCACCGTGTACACGCGATCTGGATAGGCCAGGTCGGGCGTGTATTTAGCCCTGAACTCGGTCACTAGATTCTCGGTCTCCGTCGTCTCGACGGAGAGGCTCCCCTCCAATACTGAGTCCTCCGTGATAGTGGCGACCGCAGCCGGCTCCCTCGGCAAGTACGTCAGACGGGCAACGTTGCCCTTGATGTCGATCCGGCACCTCGCCTGCCAAGCGATGTCCTCGCAGAGCTGGATCACCTCCGACTGCTTAGCGAGCACGAAGTGGGAGGGGTAGTTGGCGAGGTAGCCGCGGACCGCAGCGAAGCTCCCGGAATCGCAAGTTACGTTACTGTAGGTCTGGAGCAGGAACTGAATCACGTCGGCGGTATTTGGTCCGACGCTCGAGATCAGGGTGACGTACGGCTGGTCCTCCCAGCCCTCGCCGGCAAGCTCTGAGAGGGGTCGAATCAACTGCAGCTGGGAGACGTGGAGCCCGTAGAAGATGCCGTCCTGCACGACGCCAAGCGCGAGGTTCCCGTTCCACTGGTAGAAGGACGATGGCACTGGAACTAGGACTCGAAAGCCCTGTATGGAGCGGAAGGCAGAGACCGCTACGAGGGTCGATGGAAGGATGTTCGCGATGTACTTATTCTGGTAGTTGTCGGCGAGCGTTACCGGAGTCCCGGCTCGGACTATGAGCGGGGAGGTTGCCGGGAGGTGGTAGAACTGCTCGGTGCTCACCCTCGACAGCCAGCTTGGGAGGACGTAGGGAGACGCCTCCAGGATTCCGGAGGACTGAACGTCGAGTCCAGTGACGAAGTACTTGCTCTTCAGGAAGGGGAGGATGGGCTCCACAGCGCTCTCGGCTTGGGCGAGCTCTGTCTTCTTGAGGTTCTGGAGCTTCAGGAGTAGCGCGAATTCCTCCTGCGAGATCTTCTCATCCGCCTTCGCCTGGATGTCCGGCGGCAGGGTGAGGTTCGACACCACGTCATTGAAGTACCCCATGTTGTTGAAGATGGCATCCTGCACATCCTTGGCGTCGGCCTCCGTACTCGCCTCCGGGAGCAGGTCAATGAGCGACTGAATGTTCTTGCGCATCTCCTTGATCTGGTCACCCTGGTCGTCCTTGCCCTGGGCCTGCTCGATGATTTTTTCCCGCTCGCCATCGGTGTGCTCCTGAGCTCCCGCGAGCTGGGACCAGGTGAACATGTTGAGGTCGCTGTCGGCGGGTGGAGCCTGCGGCTTGTCCCCCGCCTCCTTGCCACTGGGCTGCTGCCGCTCCACCAGCTCGATAATGCACTCCGTCCCCTGCTGCTCCGTGACCTTCGTGATGTAGCCATTTCCCAAGAGCAGGTAGAGACCCTTGAGATTGATCGTCGGATCGGCGATCCAGAAGGCGTCGGGGCGAGAGAGTTGGGTCGAGTCCTGACTGTCCTGTCGAGGCCCGAGCTTGACGTCAGTGTACCTCGCCCCGTGGCTCGCGATGCTGAAGGTTCGCCCGGTCATCGTCCCGCGAAATATGAGGCCCTCCACGATGACCGATATGGTCCCACCCTGCGGAAAGAGGTATCCATTACCAACGTCGATAGTTCCGCGGATGAGCTTCTGCTGTAAGAATAGGGCGTCCTGCATTGAGTGCAGAGTCTCCACAGCAGTGTAGTAAGTTGAGATCAGGGCGAAGAGCTTGGTCCTGACTTCCCCGATGACCTTGTAGGCGTACTCCCTATTGTCGGCCTCGATTGCGAGGACCTGCTTCTCGACCGCGATGTCAGTGAGCCGCTGCGTGATCGGCAGGAGGTTCTCGACGAGCTGCTGTCGGTACCCCTGCTGAGCCTGGAGCGTGCTCAGGACGTCCTGTTGATCCTGCGCGGTCTCGGCCTCGGCCACGAGCTCCTTCAGCTGCTGGAGATTGCGATCCAGGTCCGTGAGCTGCGTCGCGTAGTCCTCGCGCTGCTGCTTGAGCTCGTCCTCCTCCAGGATCAGGTTAATGTAGTCCTCTTTGATGAGGTCCGGAGCTCTGGAAATCTGACTGGCGATCTGCATGACGGTCTGGTAGTACGAGTACGTGACTGCGTACCTTGCGAGCCTCTGCTGAAGGATGCTAATCTTGAGGTCCAGCGTCGGGTCCGGATAACCGAACTCTACCCCGGTGAAGCCGACCACCGTCTCCGCATATTTGGTCGCCGGGACGTTGACCACGCTCCCGAAGGCGAGGGGCCACGTCTTGCCGACTAAGTCTGCGGGCACGTACGGGAGTTGGCCCTGCTCCGGGGTGAAGCCGACCTCTTGCGATAGGTATTTGGACAGTACGTCGAAGGAGAAAGTTCGCTCGCCCTCGTTCCAAACGATCGGCGACGACACCCAGCCAACCATCAGCACGAACGCGTCGCTGAGGGACATGCCGGCGAAGTACTGAAAGATCGTGACGGGTCGTCGGTGCACGTCGAATTCACCGAGGAGCGCTTGGATCGAGCTGTCCGAATCATCGAGCACAACGCTCACGCTTGCGGTACTCCCGCGATTCTCGAGCTTGATCACCTCGTCCAAGTTGCTGATGCTGATCACCTTGCCGGGTATCCCGGCGATTGACCTGTCTGCATAAGACTGCGTATTGCCATCGGTCCAGGACACCTGGATGATGTTAATTGGCTCGGTGCCGGTTCGCTCAGCAATCTCGGCTATTGCTGCCGAGGTCAAGCTCCTCATGCCTCACACCTTGAATACGTCACTCAGATCACGGAGGGTAGCAACGCACCACCAGACTCCAATTAGGGCGAGGGCGACCAACCCGGCGATCAGTAGAAATACGGCCCCGCAAATCGGGAGCCAGATCGCTCCGACGATGAGTATGGAAATCGCTAGGACACCTGTCTGTCTCACGGGAATTTTACCCCCTCGAACTCGAGCGTAAAATCATTGACTTCACAAACGCCGATTGCCTCGAAGCTCGCTGGAGCATTAACTATGTTGCCGACCCAGACCTGGCCGCTGTGGTCCGTCAGCCTGATCCTCGAGGCGTAGTAGCTGTTGATGAACTCGATTAACTCAAGGCTCTTCATTCTCGTGAGCTCAAGCTTGAACGTCAACCTCTGCCTCGAGCTGCTCTTCACATAGGTGTACACGACGTTCGAGATCGACCGCCTCAAGTTCAGCTTTACCTGCTGCCTGTAAGAGTCGCCGAGCTTCGGGCTCGGTAACACCGTGACCGTCTGCACGATCTCGTGAGGGGCCTGGAGGACGATCATGCTAGCGCTCCCTCAAAGTTGATTTTCCCCTCCCACTGGCAGTCCACGCCCTTCTGAACGATCTCGCTCTCCGGGGCGATGACATAGCCTCGCCACTGGCGGCTCTCGAAATCAAGGAGTCCCATCTCGGTCCCGAGGGAGTCTAGGAAGAATGCTTGTAGGAGCTGCGCATCCGAGATTGACAGTCCCGCAATCGTGTAGTTCAGCCTCCTGAATTTGGACCACGCTGGATCTCGGTACGCGATTAAGTCACCTCCCCTCGATTGCCTGAGCACCCTCTTCTGGTGGACCTCGTCCACGTTCCCAAATTCAGGAGCCCTGATCGTCAGGCTCACCGAGGGGCTAACGTAGGGCCACGTGAGCGTAATGGTCTTCGAGTGGGATAATACTGGTGCGGAGAGCGGAGGCGCAGTGATGCCCGCAATCGTTACAGACCCCTCGGCGGGGAGGTACAGCCTCTTTAATGGCGTGCTCATACACAGCAGCTCCCGCTTCCAGTTAGCTCATATCCGACGGCTGACTGCTTGAAGCCGATCGTATCGGTCAGCGACAGGTTTCGGTCGAGGACGGCAAGGACCGTCTGACCCAAGTTGATGGTGCTTGCCGAAGGCGCCCCAGCACTCCCGGCGGCTAGATCGATAAAGCTCAACGCGTCGACCACCTGCTGGTACAATCTCGTTCCACCATCCAAAGCGTACGCGAAAGAGATCGTCTGCGTGAGGACTTCAGAAATTGGGATTAGGACACTCTGCGCAATGCCAATTGGATCGATCACCGTCAGATTGTAAGTCCCGACTAAAGTCGCCACATCCCTGATCGTCAGGGCTTGCTGGTCGACGCGAAAGTTTGAATCTAGGCTATGGGTCACGATCAGCTCGCTCTCGATCGCCTCGTTGTGCAAACTCGGATTGAGGGCAGATTGAGTGAACTGAATCGTGTCGACCAGGACAATCTTATTACCTTCAAGGGCCAGTTGTCCAAAAGCGATCGCGTCAACCATCGCCTCTCGGAAGATGTTGGTCCTCGCGAGCGCATCGCTGAAGCTGATCGTGTGAAGGACAGATAAATTCTTTGCATTGTTGACGACGGCGTCAAAAAGAGCAATAGTCTGAGAGAGTACGTATTGATCCTTGATGATTACCGCGATCGCGTCCGTGAAGATTACCGTGTCAGTGAAGCTCGCATTAAAAATCGAGCCCGCCGGAGAGACGGTATCACTGATGGTAAGCGTATCGGCCTGGATTGGCGGATGATTCGTGACCAGGACGACCTGATCAGAGAAGCTGATCGCGTGCTGCGCCGACTGCCCGTCGATGAGGAAGAATTGGAGCATTAGCCGATGGCCTTTCCGAATACGAGGAAGGTGTCTCCGTTGGCGGGAGCATTCGGCAAGGTCGTGCCGATCGTGAACTTCACCTTATTGTTGCCACTGTAGTTATACGTCGTAATGCCGACTGTGAGTCCGGCATTTGTGCCGGTGACGAAGTAGAGCGCCTGCTTTGTGAAGAGGTCCTTATTGGTCGTGATGGAAGTTTCGAACACGGTGGTCGTGGAAGTGAACGTACTCGTGTCTACCGTCGCCTCAATTGCGGAGGTGAACAGATCCTTTAATCTGCTCGCGGCGGTCGCATTCCCTATCAATGCCTCTACGTCAACTTCTAGGAAGCCTGACGAGGTGACGATCATATCGCCCTCGGCTCCACCGAATTGAAACTCCCTCTCAATCGGAGTGGGGGTCGCATTGGCATTGTCCACGCTGTATATATAAATATTGCCCACGGTAAAGCCAGATAAGGTCGTCAGGGCATAAGTCCAGACTCCAGTGTTATAGGTGCTGTTATTCCCCTGCTGATGAGTCATGGCCTGCACAGCAGTCGTCAGAGCTGTCGTCTTGAACGTGTTGCTGCTGAAGTCGTATGACTTCAGCGAGCCGTCACTCTGGAGCTCGAAAATTCGGAGGTTGGTCGTGCCGGTCGTGACCTGATTTCCAGAGAAATCTTTTAGGGATTCCCTGAAGACGATTCGGTCGCCCGTCTGTCGGACGTTGATGCCCTTAAAGCCCATTACAACCTCCCGCCGGAAAGCAGTCCGCGCCCCGGCCTCAAGAGCAATTTTCCTACGTGCACGTAGGGAGTGCCACCATTCGAGTAGTAGGCAATAGTGGCGTCATCGTTGAACACAACGCACTGAGCTTGCGTCGGCCACATGCCAGTGAATCCATCAGCTGTCTTGGTCCCGAATCCAGCACTCCAGGGATAGATGCTCAACGACGGCGCATTCTGATGGGCCACGACCAAGAAATCTCCAGATGGGCTCCACGCAACGGACACGCCGCTACCGGCTGGGAGCGTTGCCGGATTTGAGACCTTGGTGCCAAAGCCAGCGCTCCAGGGATACACGTAGACGAACGGCGTTACGCTGCTCGCGACGGCGATGTAGGCACCATCCGGAGAAAATTTGACCGATACTCCATTGCTCCCTGGCAAGGTTGCAGGATCAGAATACTTGGCACCAAATCCAGCGCTCCACGGATATGCCGTAACGTATGGACTGCTGCCGTGAGCCACGGCGAAATCGGCCCCGCTCGGCGACCAGGCCACTGATAGACAGGCACTGGCTGGGAGCGTTGCCGGATTCGAGAGCTTGCTACCAAATCCAGCGCTCCAGTTGTACACGCTCACATAGGGGCTATTATTGTGCCCAATGGCTATGTAGGCACCATTGGGAGACCAGGCAACAGCATTCCCGTTCCCAGCCGGAAGCGTAGCCGGATCAGAGACCTTGGCTCCGAGAGCGCCGCCACTCCAGGGGTACACGCTAACGAATGGGGAGGTCACGTGGGCGATGGCTACGTACGCACCATCCGGAGACCAGGCAATGGCATTTCCCAACCCTGCCGGCAGCGTGGCTGGATTGGTCGCCCGAGTGCCAAATCCCGTATATATGCTCCACGGATACACGTTGATATAGGGCGAGCTCTTAGAGGCCACGGCGATGTAGCTCTTATCAGGAGAGAAGGCCAGAGCATCCCCCGACTGATTTGGGCCACCAGTCGGGATGGTGGCCGGATCGGCATACAGCTTGAAGTACCGAGGCAATTGCATTAGCAGTTCACCGTGTACGTGATCTTGAGGTTGTCGCCGTTGTTGACGTTCACGGTGCTCGAGAAAGCGGCCGTGCTCCAGAGGACGCCCGTCGTCCCGCCGACGGTATTCACCGTAGTGACGAAGATGCCCTTCAGCGTACCCGATCCAGTGATCGAGATTGTCGCCGCCGTGCCGTTGGTAATGCTCGCGCTGCTCGCCGAGCCGTTGCCCCAGGCGACGCGGTTGCCACTCACGTTCGTGAACTCGTTCCAGCCGCTGTGCGACGACATCGTATCGGTCGCATCGGTGAAGGCCGAGAAGCCGCTATTGTCGACCACCCCGAAGTACCACGTCACTGGCGGCGTGGTATTGTTAAAGAACGTGTTGAGGAGTGAGTTCTTCCCGCCCGTAGTGATTCCATTATCCATCTCATACTCTCCGATCAGGTTTCCATCCCGATCGGTGTGCTCGATTCGAAATCGGCCCTTCAGACGCTTGATCGCATCAAGCATGGAGGGGTTGCCCTCGAGCGTGAAATCGACTCGATCCCCCAAACTTATCTTGCTGTCCACATTAATCCTCCGATCATGTTAGATCCACGTTGCCACGCCTGATCTCGCGACGCAGGGCCGCCGCAATCTGCCGCACGTCAGCCTGGGCATCGCCCGTTGAGTTCATCGTTATGTTGATGTCGCCAACCACTGTGCTGCTGCTACTGCCCGCCTCCAGGGCAAAGCTCCCGGCGGATGGGCTGCTCCTCGGCGTGAAGGCGACTGACGTCCCAAAGTCTAACCCCTCGATCGCGCTGGTCGGCGCGCCGATCGGCTTGAACTGTTTGGACTTCTCGAAGGCGCGCTGGAGCTCGTTCACCTTCTGTATGGCCCTGTCTAGCTCCGCGGCGACGTCCTGGATGCTCCGCTTCTGAAGTTCCCCGGCATCCTGAGCGGCCTGTCCGAGGTTCCGGTACTTCTCTGGGAGGGTGTCGATCACTCGATTGATGTCGCCACCCTGAGATTCGAGGTCCCTCAGCTCCTTGCGAGATTCGAAAATCCCGGAGAGGCTCCGCCTCGCGTTCACGCCAGTCCGCTGCACGTCGGTCGCGATGTCGAATAGTGAGACTCCGCCGATCTGGAACTTGTTGGCGTTCTCCCCCTGTCGCTCAAGGTTGTACTTGGCGAGCGAGTCAACCGCCCTGGCGGCCTGCGCCTTGACGGCATCGAAGTCAGCGACCGTCTTATTCGGGTCCCTCGAGAACTTCTGATTCAGCTCGTTGAGCTTCTTGAACTCCGTCTGGACCTCCGCCCTCAGTCTAGAGAGCTCCGCGCCAAATGGCCCGTGCACTCCGAGGCCGAGGAAGCCGTCACCGAAGCCAAGGAATCCACCGCCGGCGCTCGGTTCGCTCGCGATCCTGAACTCGTCGAGTCTCTTCAACTGCTTGTTGAACTCTTCGGTGTTCGACAAGAAGCCGGAGGCGCTAGTCCTCTGCTTGTCCTGAGCCTCCTTAAAGCGACTCTGCAGCGCGTCGCGAGCCTGCTCCACCCGGAGGGCCTCCTGCTGCAATTGGATCAGGAGTCGCTCGGAGTTGATCGCGTTGTCGTACCTCGCCTTCTGGTTCCTCTGGTACCGCTCCTCAAACTTGAGTCTCAGGTTCTGGTTGTCGAGGACCCTACCACCGATTTCGCTCGATGGGCCAGTCGCCGGCGTGGTGAATACGACGCCCAACTTGGCCGCCTTCTCGCGGAAGCTGAGCTGCTTGTCGAGGAGGTTCTGGAGGAGCTTGTCAATTTCCTCGAGCTTCTTGCGAGCCTCCTCGATCTCGTCATTATTGAAGAGCTTGATCGCCTGGCCCTTGAGCCTTTCGGCAAACTGGACCACCGCGCCGACCTCAGCGATATTGAGGCCGAGTGGTTGAACTCCGCCAGCCGAGCCCACAGTATTGCTGATCCTGTCCTTCAGCTCCTCCTGAAAATTCTTGACCTCGGCCTTGTCCCTGATTCCACGAGCCTCCTTCTGGCTCGCCTTGATCTTCGAAGCCGCGTCGGTCTCGATCTTATTCAAATCCTCCTTGTCGATCGCGAGTTTGCGGTGAAGGTCCTCGAGGCTCTTGATAACGTCCTCGTTGCCCTTCCGCAGTCGGTCAGTGACGGGGTCGTGCTTCTCAAGAGGGTATCCTGGAACTTGCTGAAGACCGACCTCGTGTCGGCGAGGTACTTTAGCACCACCCGGAAGCGGTCCCCGTAGCTCTTCTCAAAGGCGGCCCTCTCCCTGTCGAGATTGCGATTGAACTTCTCGAGCTCCGTCGCCTGGAGCGCCTGCCTCCGCTCGGATGCCGCGGACTCGAGGGAGGTGAGAGCCCGCTCCTTCGGTGTGTCGGCGTTGAGCGTCGTGAGGAGGACGGCCCCGGTTATGATCGCCTGAGCTGCCAGCGCCTTGTACGTGGCGATCAGTCCAAGTAGGCTGGTCCCTAAATTTCTCGCGCTGCCAATTCCAAGAACTAGGTTCGTGGCCAGCAACCCAATGGGCACGTTAGCGGCCGCGGCAGCGGCCCCGGCCGCGAGCGTCGCGATCTTGACGGTCGCAAAGGCCACGCCATAGGCGATCGCCACGTTGATCGCCAACTTCACTACCCCGATCAGCTTCTCGAATAGGCCGACCAATCCGCCAAGCGGCCCCGACACTTTCTCAACGAAGCCGCCGATCAGGTCCAGGGTCGCGACGTTCTTGACCTCCTGAAACGCCCGCTTGATCTTGGTTCCCGCAGTCTCAGCGACGATCTGCTGAGCACTCTCGAACCTCTGCAAGTTCTCCGTGACTTTGGACAGCTGGTCGGAGAAGTCCCCGAAGGCGGGACCCTGCAAATTGGCGGCTCCGCGGAAGGCCTTGAAGTCCTTGACCAGGTCCTGCAATCGGGAGACTCCGCCCTTGTCAATCTCCTTTCCCAGGAGCTGGAGCACGCCGCCGAATCCCAGGAGTCCCACGGCCGACTCGCCGCTGCTAACGCCGATCTCCTTGAACAGCTCCTTCATCTGCTCGGACGGGTTCACGAGCTTGTTGAGGACCGACTGCACGAGGTAGAGGGCGTCAGACGTCTTGACTCCCTTGCTCGTGAGGGCAGACACAGCGGCCGCCACCTCCTCGAACTTGACGCCAACCGCCACCGCGTCAGAGCCGAGCCTGCCGATACCGTGCTGGAGCTGGTCGGCGGACGCACCGCCCTTGTCCACCGTCGTGAAGAGCACCCCCACCGCTCGGTCGACCTCCCCCGCGTGGAGGCCGAATACGCGGAGGCTGTCGCTGAGTAGCTCGATCGACTGCTTCGAGTCGAGCCCGGTCGCGGCCGAGAATTGGAGCCCCTTCCTCAGGAACTCAGTGGCATTGGCCCCGTTCACCAACCTCGATCGCAGGAGCTCCAGCGCGGTGCTAGCGGTATCGACGAGCGGGAGTCCGAACTCATTTGAGAGGGCCCTGAGCTTGGCCGTCCAGTCGGCGGTGCTCAGCGACGCGTCCTGGGTGATGGCCCTCACCTGGCCGACCTTGATGCTGAAGTCCTCGAAGGTCCTGATCGAGGCCGTGAATCCTTGGATGAGCGACCGGAATATGTCCCGGAGAACCAGGGCCTCGAAGAGTCTGAGCACGCCGGCCCAGCTGATCAGGATCAAACCGCCGGCGTTCTTCCCGGCCTGCCCGGTTTCGTCAAAGAGAGTCTTGAGCGTGACCAGGGAGGCCCTCGTCCTCGACTCGTCCGGCGAGAGGTTGGAGATCGGGCTCCTTGGATCTGCGCTGACCTTCGCGACCAGGTCGGTGAACTGCTGGAGGGTCAGCTTCCCAGCGGCGAACCTCCTCAGAATTGATTGGATCGCGGCCTCGTACCTCTGCAGCTTGGCGATGCTCGCGTCCGGAGGAACGGGGAATGCGCTCCGGAGGGTCTGCTCAATCTGCGGGAGCTGCTGCTGCCTCGCTTGCTTCTCGGCGTCGGTGGCCTGGTCTACGAGGGCTCGCTTCTGCTTATCGGCAGCCTTCGACGCGGACTCGTCGATGCCCTCGTAGGCTCGCTTGAGCTGGAGGAGGGCGGCCTGCACCCTCCCCCTCGCCCCAGTCTCAATGTCCACGAAGCCCTGGTTGATCCGGTCGAGGATGGCCTGCACATCCGAGACGCCGAGGCCACTTCCGGCTATCGCTCGGACCAGCGCACCCTGGCCAGCCCTGAGCTGGGCCTGCCTCGCGGTTCCAGCAGCGCCCACGTTGGTCTGATCGAACGAGCCGGAGATCGCGGAGGCCGCTGTCTTGGCATTGAGCAGATCTGCGGCCTCTGCAGCCCGCTTGTACTGGTCGGCGAGGGCCTTCAGATTGTCGCGATTCTGAGTGAACCTCTCGCTAGTCTGCTTGAAGACCGTGTTGACTTTCGCGAGGGTCCGCTCGAAGGTCTTCTCGACCTTGTTACCAAACTCGTCAAAGCCCGTCACCACCGCGAGCTTCAGCTGACCCTTCTGATTAAACTCGACGAACTTGAGGACGAAGTCCTGGATCGCGTTCTGCCCCTGCTGGCAGGCTGCGGCAATTTGCGCAATGCCGGACTTAAAGTCACTGGCATCCAAGGAGGCGGACATGTCGGCCATTTAAATCTCGCTCTCATATTCCGTCGGACTCTGCACGACCTGCTTCCTCTCAGTCTTCTTCACCGTACTACCGACCTCGTATTCGACTTCCCTGATGAACCGGACGACGTCAGGCAGCTTCTTCAATCCGTCCTTCAGAACCTGAAGAAAGGCCAGCCTCCCGAACTCGAAGCTCCGCCACGGGGAGCTCGGCGTCCTCGAGTTAGAGAACGCATCATTGATATTAAAGTACGAGATGTCGATCCTGAACGAGAAATTGTAGGTCGGCTCGACTACGTCCGGAGCAGTGAAGCCCTCGAACTGGCTGGCCCTCTTGCTGGTCGCCGACCCGCCAAGTGTCAGGCTCGCGAAATCGCGACCGCTCCTAAGCGTCTTCAGGACCTTCCCGCCCTCCGGAGGTCGGTAAAACTCGACCCGCGGTCTTCCGACCCGCTCGGTGACCTCTCGCTCTGTCCGTTCGCCACCGGGCCCGAATTCCACGCTCCTGGTCCTGCGCTTCTCCTTGCCCTTCGCGGCCGTCGGCTGCCGCCGCTCAAGGTCGGCCGGATTCAACTCACCCTTGGCCCTCGACGCGGCGCCCAACGCTCCGAGGGTGAACCTCACGTCCTTCTTGACCTTCCTCAACTTCTTGAAGAATTGGCCCTGGACTCTAATGAGCCTCCTCCTCGCTTGCTCGAGCCTGGGACTGGGACCCTTGGCCCTGAGCTTCCTGACCCGCTCGGAGAGCTTGGCGATGCGCTCCTTCAGCTTCACCAAGCTGTTGAACTGACCGATCCCGGAGCCGCCGACGTTGCCGCCCACCGCCTCGCTCAGGACAGTGAAGGCTCCTCGCACGAATCCCGTCCTGAACGGAACCCTCGGCAAGGCGGCCCTCAGGAATGCGCGAGCGGCCTTGCGGTAGATCCCCAGCAGTGCGGTGTTGAAGGCCTTCGAGTAGCCCTTCTGATCGAACGTGAAGGCCGTCAACTTAGCGCTAAATTTCGGCATTTGACCTCTTGGCCCCGGCGAGGGCAATCTGGAACTTGGCGTCCTCGTACTCCCTGACCTGGTTGTAGGCGATGAGCTTCGCCTGCGTCCACACGTCGGTCTCGTCCCAGGAGTCGCCCACTCCGGGCGGCCTCAACTGGAAGCGCTCGCAGGAGCGCCAGATGCAGTAGAGCTCGGATCGGCCGCCTGGGATGACCGGGCTTCCGCCTCCCGCTCCCCAGCTAAAAAACGGTTGCGGGCCTCCTCAATTTTGTCGTCGCTCAGGCAGTTCGCCTCAGCCACGCCACCGGCAATGATGTTGATCTCGGTCTCCGAGAAGCCGGACCCCTTTAGCTCCTGTTCGTAGAGCAGCCAGGTGGAGGGGTCCCCGATCTTGGCCATCTCCCACTCCAGACCGGGGGTCGCCTGGAGGGACTTAAGGATCATGTAGGCGGTTCGCCTTTTAGCATACTCCTGAATCTGCGCCTTGAATACGTCGTCCTCCATATTGGGGACCCGCAGCCCACCCTTCACGATCTTGGTCGGCGGCTTTGGCTGAGGGCACAGCTTGTCGAACTCCTCCATATCCATTATCGCCTGGGCCCGAAAGACGATTTGAGAATCGCCCCTCGGGATCACGATTGTGGTGACGTTCGGCCCCTCGATCTTCTTGCCATTCAGCTTCATACTACGCTCCTCATTGTGCGGTCAAAATTTGAATTCAGTCTTGGGCCTGGGTCCAATTCAGGACCTCCTCCTCATTGCCGAGGGAATCTACGGCAACGATCGTGAAAGCCGCATTCCCGTTGCTTTCGAGCCAGCTAGCATCGAAGGTCCCGAAGATTGTGAACATTCCCTTGTAGAGGTAGTTCGCGTTCCTGGCATCGCCGAGCCCAACGGACCCGACGAAGTGCCGCGTATTGGAATTGTCCCATACGTAGAGCTTCCAGGTATAGTCACCGCTCTTACCCTGGAAGAAGTTGAACTGGCACATAACAGCTGCGGTATTGCCAGACTGGATCAAGTTCGTTGGCCAGCTGATCCGATTCGCCGCATTGATCCCGGCTGTTGGGGCAATGTTGATCGTGTAGCTCGACCAGTCGCCAACGCAGTAGATAATGAGCATATTGTCACCATCGTCCATGAAGGTCCCATTGGTGACGTGCGGATTTCCGACTTGGCCGGAAGCGAGGTAATCTGAACCCACTGTCGTCATGCTCGTGACGACCTCGCAAGAGATCGAGGGGGCATACCCGACGGATAGGTCGTAGTCGTCGGAGGAGTCTGCGTTCCTTGCGCCTTGGATGTAATACTGCTTCCTCACTCCGTCCTCATCAAAGCCGCACCAGGCATTGACGAACCAGACGTTCGACTGAGGCGCGGGAAGCTGAAGGGGCCTCGCTCCAACGGCCATGATTGCGAAAGCCGCGAGGCACAAAATACACAGGATCTTCTTCATCTAGAACTCCTTAGGTGATGGCACCGCGAGCCGGCTCGCGGTGCCAAGCGTAGATTAGGCCGCCCTCGTGGTGATGGGCTGCTTGACGTTGCACTTACCCGTGAGCGAAATCTGCGACTGCTTGAGGTCGTGCGCAAGGTCCTCCCAGCGGAAGTCCTTGAAGAGGACCACCTCGCGCTGGACAGAAGCGCACGGTGGAACGTACTCGATCTCGATGTCGACGGCGTACGGCTCGCACGGATCGGCTGACGTGGTCACCCAGCCAGACGCCTCACCCCGCTGCTTGATCGCATCCTCAACGGTCGGGACGCCCGAGCCAGAGACCGCCGTGAGGAAGTCGTAGGTGAACTCGAGCTTGAGCTCGACCGGCTCGTCATCGCCATTGCGCACCGTGTCGAGGAGGCCGCGATCCTTCACGTACACGCGAGCCTGCTTCTCGGTCCAGTTCGCATTGCCGTCACCGACCTTGATCTGGATGATGTGAGGCCCGACCGTGATCGCCTCGCCCGAGTAGACGGCCTTGTCGAGCGAAGGAGTGAAGGTGATCGAGGTCGTATTCCCCAGCGTCTCGCTGTGGCTCGTGATCTTGTAGATCGGCTTGTCGCCGCCGATCGTGAACTGCATACCATTCGACAGCGCGGTGGTAAAACCGGTCACCGCGATGGTCGAGGTCCCGGCCGCATAGCCGCCAGTGGTATTGAGGACCGGAGGAGCCACTCCACCGGCCACGTACGGAGCCTGGAGGTCGTACGTCGTGGTCGTGATTCCGGTCGCGTACAGCGTCTCGGAATTGCTCGCGCCGTTGGTGGGAGTGAGGTACAAGTTGATCGAGGTCGCGCCAAGCGGCAGCGACGGGAACGTCACTCGCGGGATGTCTCCAGCGACGTCGGTGAACTGCGTGCTCTCCGTACTCGGGAGGGTTTCCCCAATCGAGGTCACGAAGGTGTACTTCACGTAGTACGTTCCGGCTTGCAGGTTGCCGCCGGACGACCCGCCGCCGGTCGCGTTGACCGTCGGAGTGACAGACGGATTGGCCTGCGCCGTGGGATTCAGAGTCCCGTTGTAGAGCGCCCCATCGCGTATGCGGATGTTCGCATACTTCAGGTCAATCGGGGCGTGGACCGTCAGAAACGGTGCACGCGACAGTAATCTCAACATCTATTCCTCCACGCTGAGTATGAGTTTGTATTCGCCTTCGACGCCAGCTTCAAGAATCTGGAGCTCCGGATCAAATTGGCCGTAGTGCTCCACAATTATCCCACCCTGCAATATAGCGCACTCGAGATACTCGCTATCGTCCGCCTCCCCGTCCCCGTACTTGAAGATCGGAACGGGCTCAGCGAATATGGTCGCCACCTTTCCGAGGTTCTTGAATATCTTGTGAGCGTCCTTCCCGTCCTTGGTGGAGAAGACGATCACGTTAATCTCAAACAGGATCTCCCAGTAGCCCCTGCTAATTTCGCGAGCCACTGGTCCGGTCATCCTGAACTCGGCATAATCGGCGTCACTACGCCTGGTCCCCTTGTCAGTGCCCTCGAAATAAAGCTTCAGACCGTCGCGCCCAGCGTCAAAGAACTTGGTGCACGAGGCGTATATCCACCGCGGCCAATTTGGATTGTACATTCAAGTCACACCATCCGACAAGAAGAGCCAATCGTGCAGTACGACGTCCACCTGCTCAGGGGCGCTGGGATTGGTAACCCGCTTTCCCACCACCACGTAAGCCGCATCCCGCTCAAAGTTCTCGAGCTTCTCGATGCCATACCGACGGCCATCGAAGACGAGGCTGAACTTGTCATCCGAGATCACAACCGGCAGGTCCGCGCGATCTATTATGAACACCCTCCGCTCAACGTCCAGGTCGCCACCGTACTTGAAGTCGGCAATCTTCTGAAAGAGCTTTGCGTACACACTGAACGGCAAGACAATTGCCCGCCTAATCGTGTACTTCACCTCGCTCAAATTCTGTCGCCCCGTCTCGAGGTCAACCTGATCGGGCAATCGCAAATAGACGGCGATCGGATACGCAAACTTCCTCTTCAGGACGTAGAGCATGGCTCGAATATTCAAGGTGAGGCACTCCTGCTGACTGCCGACTCGACAACCTTGAGCAAGTTGTCCATGCTCGGAGGCTTGTCAACGACGGCGTCAACCTGATCGACCAAGTGGGCCTCGAGCTCGTTCCTATAACCCGAGAGTACGACAATCGGGATGGTGTCCCCTCCACCCCTCACCGCCTTGATGAACTGGTTTCCCGACAGTCCGGGCATGAGGACGTCAAGCAATACGACATCCAACTTGAGCGCGGTCTCCACCATCGCCAATGCCTCAACACCATTGGAGGCTCGCCGGACGCAGTGTCCGCGACTTGCGAAAAACGAGCAGAGCAGCTCCTGGAGCACCGGATCGTCATCAACGATTAAGATGTTCACAATTTTACCCTCGGCCTAATAATCGCCAAGAAGGTGGTCTCTGAATTCTGACCCCACCCCACCAGACCAATGTGTACAGCGACGAGTTCACCGTCGCGACGGAGGATATGAGCATCTATCAAATACCTCCGAACTTCATAGGGGCTCGCAACTGCCTCCCTGAACTTCTCCTCGTGCTGCTCCCGCAAGTCGCCCGGTATCAGCATGTGGATGGGCTGGCCGATGAGCTCCCGCCTCTTCCATCCCACGAGTGTGCAGACGTTCGGATCGGCGTCCATTATGATACCCGCGTGATTCGCCATCACGAAGCCAGAGGCCACCACGCTCCCGTCACGGTCCTGCTTCGCCTTGATTGCGGCAAGCTCTACCCTGCAGTTCTCCTCCGACTTCCTGAGGCTCCTGATCTCTTCCATGTGGTAGTTGAGGTCCTTCTGATTCTGATTTATGATCGCGTCCTGCCGCCTCTGCTTCCAGTTCAGGTAGCCGAGGACCATCGTCACAATGGCCCCGATCACCATGCTGAACCAATTGCCGTCACTGCCGGGGAGAGCTTGTCCTAGCATTATTCCTCCTCTCGCGACCGCCGCGCAAAAGCGCGGCGGTCTAAATCCTACGGATCACCCAAGCATGAGCGCGCCAAGATTCGCATCCAGGAGCGCGATGCCGCAGAGCATGTCGAGGGTCACGAGGTGGCCCTGCGACGATCCGTTGTAGGTGATCGTCGCCCGCATCGAGAGGTTGTTGTGATTCACCACTGCGGACAGGGCCCCGGTCCCCGGCATCGGCTGAGCCAGCGGCCGCACGACCAGCGCCAAGGCATTCCGATGAAACGCCATGTTGTAGTTGCCGGCCGGCCCGAGGTGGACCACGGCGCTGTTCGCCACATCCGATTTCTCGAGCGGCCGATCGAGGGTAAAGCCGGCCGTTCCGTCAACATCCACGATCGTGTAGATCGGGTCCGTGAGGGAGGTGCCGAACGTCACGATCTGACCAACCTGCGGGGCGACGCTCAGGCCGGTGACTGTGATCTCCTTCGACCAGGTGGGAGTCGTGGTCCCGGAGTACGGGCCGTTCGTGACGGTCGCGCCCGATTGGTAGGTCGTCACCGCCGCCGCATTGAGTACCGCATTAATGAGCGGCGTGTCGAGCGTGATGGACGTCGTATTGCCCAGCGTCTCCGTATGAGCCGAGATGCGGTGCGGGTAGTAGTCCCCACCGATCGTGAGCCAGTCGCCAGTCGTCACAGCACCCGTAAAGCCGGTCACCGTCAGGACCGTCGTCCCGGCCGCGTACCCGCCGGAGTTGCTGACCGTGCCCGACAGGGTCGTGGCTCCAGTGTTGACGCTCGCCATGTTCTGGCACATGTACATGTCGAAGCCGAGCTTCTGGCCGAGCCAGGCCCGCTTGAGCGCCGTGCCCTGATCGCCGACGGCGTAGGCCGCGGTGAACAGGTCGAGGTTGAGCAGCGCGGCCTCAGTTGCCGGGTTCAGGACCATGTTGCGGCCGTCGATGTAGGCCTTGTTCTGGTTCATCTTTTGGCGGGTGCCGAGGATGTACTGCCGCCCAACCGATCCCGTGAGCTGACCGAGGCCGCCGTAGGCGTTGCCCAGGAACCGGTGGTACTGTCCGAGGACCACCTGGTCAATGAACCTCGCTTGTGCGAGCATCGACGGAGCCAGGTAGACTTGGACGAGATCCTTGAAGGCCTTGCTCTCCTCACCGTCGCGGATAAGGAAGCTTGTGTGCACGTGCTGGTTGAGCGGAACCTGCACGTCGGTCGCCGTCGCATCCTGGACGGTCACGGAATCGCTCAGATCCTTCCGCTTCGCCTTGAACTGACCCGGCCGACGAGTGTGCACAACGTCGCCGTACTTCGCAAGGACAGGTTCGAAGTCACGGTGTACCAAGCCAGCCGCGATCATGTTTTCTTCGAGGATTGCGAGAGATTCATTGGCCCACAACGCCGGATTGAAGGCCGTCGTGTCCTGTGTGTGGACCGTCAGAAATTGACGGGCCGCACGGAGTTTCAGAGTCATAGTTTCCCCATCTTTCTTTGGTTCTCACGCCACTTGCGGTACGCCTCCGGATCTTCGGGCGGTCCCTGGCCAGCGCCAGATCCCCCGTCCACACCGGAAGTACCACCTAATCCACCTGCGACACCTGATTTGAAGAGGTTGCCGTACTCGTCAGGGAGGTCCTTCATACGCTTGACGGCCTCCTCGACCGTCAGATCGAGGACGATCGGCTTGCCGTCCTTGACGTCGGGAAACTTGACCCTGGGAGTGAACGTCCCGGTCGAATTCCCGCTGCCGTCCTTGTCCTCGACGAGGTGAGTCTTACCAACCAGGAAGGTGACGACCTGGCTCGGGCGGAACGCCTCGTTCCTCGCCGCGGCATCGGTGATCGCCCTCTCAATCGTAGACTCGGTGTAGAGCTGCCACGCCTTGTCAGCCCTCTCCTTCTCCGCCTTGATCTGCGCGCTGAGCTCGCTCTGAAGCTTCTCTTTTTCCTTTGCTGCGAGCTGCTCCTTCGTCATGACCGAGGTCTTCAAGTCCTCGATCTGCTTGGAGAGCTGCTCCCGCTCCTTGTCTGAGAGGCCCTTGGACCGCTCGAGCTCCTGTAGCTGCTCGAGCTGCTTCTTCTGAGTCTCCTGAAACTTCCGCTTCTCCTCGGCGAGGACGGCGTTGAGTTTCTTCTGGCTGATCGTAGGAGCGTCCTCCGGGTCCACGACCGGCGGGTCTGCCGTCTTGGGCGGCGGCGGAGGATTTGCGGGGGCGGGTAGCGGCGTTACGTCACCGTCCGCATGCACGCACAACCAGGGCTTTTTCCAGAGTCGCTTCATCACTCACTCCCCTGCGGAACTGCCGCAGTTCAGAACCCGGTGGCCAGACCGGTTTTTAATTGACCCTACTCAGGGTCAAGGCCAACGGATCGCGCAGGAAGGGCCTCAGCAAATTCCAGGCCGCGAGGCTCGGAATTCCGGCCAAGATCCACTCCGGCACAAAGCTCGTGTCTCGCATTGTCCGGGCGGTCGACAGAGTCTGGTGGGTGACGTTAACATTGTCACCCTCCGCATTCACGTCGACGCCGTCGAGCAGGGAGAGCGCAATCTCGGCGCAGGCGTTCACGATTGCCTGCGGGACGCTCGCGTCGATCCCCCTCGGAAATTCGTTGGTTTGATTCGGGTCCGCCTTCTCACCGGCGTAGTTGAGGTTGTCGATCAGGAGCGTGGCATGGCTCAGGGCCTTATTCTGGTCCTCGACGCTCGCGGAATCCCAGGCTCCGGTATTCAGCCGCAACTGAAAGTAGGCTGCGGCCTGCAGTCTGGTTGCGTACTGATTCATTGACCAGTCCTCTTCTTACCCTTGCCACGCACCTTGTCCCTGACCTCCGCGTCCTGGGCCGTCTCTCTACTCTTTCCCTTCTCCGGCGCGCCCGTGGCTCCTGGGCTCGGGTCCAGATCGGAAACCCCGCGAGCGGCCGCGCCGTCCCCACCGACGATGCCCTGCTGAGCCGCGATCCTGGCGAGCCTCTCGCTGTGATCCTTCGCCGCCTTCTCCACGGTCCCCTCCGGATAATTGCACATCTTGGAGGCGGTCTCGAGGTCCAGGATTCCAATCTCCACGTGCTTCGCAATCACCTCGACCGTGGCAGTCATCCCGACAGCCTTATCGATTTCAGCCATGATTGTACCGAGCACCTCATTGGACACCTTGTTGCCGAGGAGGACCTGAGCTATCCGCTTGGCGACCTCCTTCTGGTAGACCCTCGACGGGACCCTCTCGAGCAACTCCGAGAGTTGCTTGGCCTCCTCGCGGCGATCCGACTCAGTTCGGAGACTGTACTTCTCCGGATACTTGACGGTCGCGGCCCTAGAATTCTCGTACATGGACCAGTAGTCCGCGATCTTCCGCTCGGCATTCTCAAGCTCAAGCCCGATATAAGAGAGGCCATTCTCAAGGCCCTGGTTATCCATGCTCTTGGATTCGGCACTAGCGTCCCTCGGCTGGAGGTTGGCGACCGACAGGTGGACCAGCTGCCTGATCTCAGCCTTGATCTGCTCCTGCTTTGCCATCGACGCCTTCAGCGGCTCGCTGGAGGGGTTGATGAACTCTGGCCTGTCTAGACCCTTCGGGTACCTGCGACCCATCCCGGTCCCGGTCATGATCTCCTGCGTCTTCGACGCTCCGGCGTCGCTCCCGGAGCCGCCAGTGTCCAGACCAGCCGTCTTCAGGTGTGGGCTATCGGTCCTCGGCTCGTACTGTTCCGTGTAGAACGGGTAGTTGCTCTGGAGGATGTAGCCAATGTCAGAGCTGGCGATGTTCATGAGGGCGATCTGGTAGTTGGCAGCTTCCACGAGCAGCGAGTCGGACAGCTCCGCGACGACGAACGGTATCCGATCGATATTCAACACGATCGGGTCCGCCTCGTCTTGCGGCTGACCACCGAAGAACGTCGGCGACCCTCCCTCGTCATAAAACTGCACGTGTACCTTTCCGTCCTCCAACCATATGTGCCTGAACCTCGCAGCCTGCCCCATTGGGAGCCCGGTGACCTCGTCATACTGGTAGACGTACTCGCGGAGCAGGAGCGTGGAGAACTCAGTCTGGGAATCGTAGGTGTCGAACCTCCACGTCCGGATGTCCTCGGCCTTGTAGATGTACAGGTACGGCCGCTTGTTCATGTTCTCCGCAATCGTGATGCCAGATAGAATCGGCATGTCGACGAATATGCCGACCTTCCCCATCACCAGGAGCTCTGACAAAATCTTCCTGCCTATGTAGGCATTCATCGAGGACCCGAGGAGGTCCACCCCACCGTCCTCGCCGAGCACGGCTCGTTGGTAGGTCTGCGAACCGCCAGTGCGGGTCACATCCACGAACCTCTGAAAGAGGGAGTTCTTGATCTCGTTGATCGCCTCCTTGGAGAAGGAGGGATTGTAGGTCATGCTCTTTCGCTTCTGGAAGCTCGGGATACTCTCCCTCTGGCTGTACTGCTGCAGGTACGTATTTATGAACTGAGCGCCACCGCGGTAGGTGTACCTCCACTTGAGCCACTCCTGAATCGCGCGGTCGTACGCAGGATGCGTGAGGTCCGCAATCGTGTACTCCCGCCTATTCGTCACCACGGTGTTGATTTCCTCTCGACTTCGACATCGTAAGAGCGGGCGGCCACAGCCAACCCAAAGACGGTCCTCCAGGCGGATGCAAAGTAGTCGAGATCGCAGGGGCACATGTTCGGCATCTTCTCGATGTGCGATTGGAGGCCCGACTGCAACCGCTCGACCAACTCAATCCACCTATCCTGCTCAGCACTGGGAACAGGTCCGTCGTCCGTCAAATCACGTCCCCCATATCTTGGGAAGCTCCGAGCCCGACCGCGAAGGGCAGTGCGAGCTCCGCGTAATTCCTCGCATGGGCGTAGTGGTCGTCGTCCTTGCCCTTCAGGTACCTGCCTACCGGCTGCCCGGTCTTGTCCTTCTCGTAGACTCTCACGAGGGACTTCAGGTGCGTCCTGTACTCGAGCGGCGCGTCGACGGGGATCGCAATCCCGCGATTGTGGAACCTGCCGAGTGATAGGTCGAGCCAGCTCGTGCGATCCACCGTTATCGTCGGCTCGTCATTCGACTCATTGGACACGTGAATCTGCTTCCCGACGACGCCCTGCCCATAGAAGCACATCTTCACGTAGCCGAAGAATCTGCAGGCGAACTCGTAGGCCTTGCGACGCTCGGGATTGGCGTCGATCACGCAGAAATTGACTCTGAATTCCCGCATCAGTCTATCGAGCTCCTCGAAGTTAAGGACCTTCAGGATCGCGATTACCCTCGGCCTGGACTGCACGTTCAGGTCCACGGAGGTCGCGTTACCCGGTATGGTCCACTCGTCGACCTCCACGTGGAGCCACCGGCCCACGTCAACACCCATCGTGACGAGCCTCGATCCGGCCGACCTGTCGCTCATCTTGTACCCGCCGCGACACGCGTCGATGTCAGCGTCGCTGATCCCCGCTCCCTTGACCACGTGCTCGAGGCCAAGCTTCGAATTATAAAACTCCTGCTCCTCCGTCTCGTCCCGCTGGGCCCTGAGGAAGGCCCTGGCAAAGTTACCCGGCGTCACGGTAGTCGAGTAGAGCTGATTGACGTAGAATCCCCGCGTGCTCGCATCCGTGGCTCCCGCGATCCACTTGCCGTCGGCGAGCCACTGAGCCTTCGACCTGTGCTCCAGTCGGCACTTGCACTCCCTGCACTTGAGGTGGGACTCCTCGACCCGCGGATCGTTCACGTCCTCGGCGGTGACCTCCAGGCAGTCGGGAAACGTGAGCTCCGTCAATCGGCTGCAACCCGGACACCGAAAGAAGTAGTGCTCCTGCGTCGAATCTGAGTACAGCCGGTTGATTCCATAACCCGGGATGGTCGGGGTGCTCACGGCCCACGTCATCTTCTCAACCTGCCCGGCAGACCGCTCGAGGGCGAGGGGGACATTCCTCTCGTCCATCTCATCGACCTCGTCGAGGATGATGAGGCCCGTAGGAATGGACTTGAGGCCCGCTCGGCTCTTCGATCCGCGGATGTAGAGATTCGTATTTCCCGCCCGCTTGTGGCCTATGTTCTTAACGTCCGAGAACAGGCTCGACAAGTGGGGGCTGAGCTCCAGGGCTGGATTAAAGCGACCGGCGGAGAAGTCCCCGGCGTCTGGCGTCTTGGCCGGGAGGACGTAAAGGCAATCGACCGCCTTCACGTCGATGTGGTAGAAGGCGAGGTTCAGGAGCGTCTCCGTATACCCCACCTGAGCCGCCTTCTGGCCCACGTTCATCTCAGCTGCAGAATCGTGCATCTCCCTTAACCACGGATGATGGCGGAAGGTCCACGGACCCGGGAACGGCTTGCCCATCACGCGGCAAGATTGTGCCCATCGCGAGCACGTCGTCAGCGCCCGCCTCTTGAGGCCCGACGAAATTCGCTCCCTCAGGATTTTCAACAGTTCTGCACTCATGATAGTATCAATGCACAGAGCTTCTGGCTCGCGGTGTCAGAGACAAAGAACACGTTCTCAAGGTGATCAATCGGAATGAAGACCTCCTCGTGAGCCGCGAGCGGAAATCCGCCATCCGTTCCAGTCCCCGCCACTACTCCGGGACCGCCGACGTAAATGATCCCAGTGTTGGTCGAGGCCGCCTTCAGCTGCACTCCGCGAGCCGACGCGAGCGGACTGGTCGAGAGGGGCACGATCGACGCCCCGACCGTGTACCACTCAATCAGGAAGCTCCCGACGACGTTGGCCTCAATAAGCATCGGACTCACCCTCCGGATTGGGGGCTCCAGTGCCGGTGTGCTTTCCGTCGAGTCCGAGCTTCTTCGCAGCCTCCTTGGCGGAGGTGTAGAAGCAGTCTTCGTAGCTCCCCTGATCATAGTTGAGGGGCTCAGCCGGCTCCAGGATCACCGGATTGTCATTCATGCGCTACCTCCACTTTCTTCTGGCTCCTGCGAGCAAGGGCCCACGTGCTTCCCGTCCATCCCGAGCTGCTGCGCGGCGATGGTGGCCGAGCAGTAGATGCAGTTCTGCTCGTTCGGTAAGTCGTTTGGCCCCGGCTGCATAGTCTGCTCTTCGCCCATGTTGAGCCTCCGGCGGGGTCCAAGAGGACCCGAAAATCAGGCGTGGCCACCGTCACCGAGCATGAGGCCAGCATTCTTCCCATCGGTGCCAAGGGCCTTTGCCCCCATCTCAGCACTCTCGTAGGTCATTTGATCCTCGGGCCGCATGGTCCCGAGGAGTTCCTCCGGTGGCGGTGAACCGCCGAATCCATCCATCATGGGCGTCACGCCCTCCATCGAATTCATCTTGGGATCTGGTTCTCGTCCGGTCATCTCACTTCCCCTTCTTCATTCGCTTGAGGGTCTTCGCCAGAGCGCACCGCTTGGCCGTGACCCCGGTTTGCTTGCCGCTGCAGAACTGAGAAATCGTCTTCCCTGCAGCCTTCGCCTGCCTCGTCAAGGAGCCGGGCTTCTTGATAGCTCCGGCAATCCAATTCTTCCGCTTCTTCGTCATGTCGCACCTCACGGAGCTTGGACAAGCTCTTACGGAGCTTGGAGCACCTCGAATATCTTGGGCCTCGACTTTACGTCTAGTCCATTATGCTGTACCCTCCAGGTCCTGGTCCACGTTCCAGCAACGTACAAGTCTGACGTCAGACTATCGTAGACCGCCACGTTTGCCGACGATCCAAGACTTGCGGACTTTGCGCTCACAACACCATTCGGATCGTGCAAATAGAGGGTCAAAGTCGCGCCGGTCAAATCCCAGGGAACCCCGTCCTTATTGGCAATCAGAGTAAATTCGTAGGTGCTGCCAACGGTCAGGGACATTCGCAGGCCCCCTAGAAATTAACCGCGTCAACCACGCTGTCATAATCAAACCTGTCCGAGATCGAGAACCCGAGGGACCAGTGATCTACTATCGAGTACTCGAACTCGAGGCGATCGTAGACGCTCACAAATTCCCTGACGGAGTGCACATTCTGAGCATCCGCCGACTCGGATAGGAGCACGCTCTCACTGGCTGAGAACGGCCTCACCAGGAGCCTGAACGCTGACTCAGAAGTCGTGGGAGACTCTGTCCCAGTCCTGCTCCCGGCGAAGGCCCGCTCGCAATCCTCGGAGGTCGACAACGCGTCGATGGGTGACCTCACCCCGAACAGAGTCCTCGCAATCGACTCGAGGAGGGAGGGCGAATCTGCAGAAGCCCTCGAAGTCAATATGTCCCGCTGACCAGATTCGGAGGTGGAGGGCAAATCGGTGCCAGTCCTGAGATCCGCCAATTGCCGTCTCAAGCTCTCGGAGATCGACGGAGAATCTGCGGGGGACCTCGCGCCTGTGAACACCCTACTGGTCAACTCGGAGGTAGAGGATGAATCAGCAACATTTACCAATATCGCGGAGGTCTCGGTAGTGACCTCCGAAGTCGAGGGCGTATCGGCCGCTGTCCTGAGGCCTACGAATATTCTGGTGGTAGACTCGGAGGTCAAGGGAGCGTCGATCGGATTCCTGAATCCAACGAATATCCTGCTCACAGACTCGGAAGTCGAGGGCGCGTCTATCGCAGTTCTGGCTCCGGTAAACGCTCTGACGAGCGACTCGGAGGTCGATGTGGCATCAGTCGGATTAAGGAATCCGACAAACAATCTGACGAGCGACTCGGAAGTAGAGGGCGAATCCGTCGAGGTCCTCGCAATGGTAGATTCGGCATCCAAAGATTCAGAGGTCGATGGCGCGTCAGTCGGCGATCGGAATCCGACGAAGATCCTGACGAGCAACTCGGAGGTCGATGGCGCGTCAGTCGGCGATCGGAATCCAACAAACATCTGAGTGAGCGACTCGGAGGTCGATGGCGCATCGGTCGGCGATCGGAATCCG